ATGGCAGTCGTAGAAGAACGCGAACCGTGGCTCTGCGGTCGCTCCAAAGGTCTCGGCGGGACCGATATCGCTTCCCTACTCGGAGTCTCGCCGTGGACGACTCCGCTCGACGTTTGGCGCGGCAAGACGGAACCGACCGCTGACTTCTCAAAACCTACAACCGAAGCGATGGAGTGGGGGAACGCGCTCGAAGCGCTCGTCGCGGACAAGTACGGACGCGTCACCCAGACGCCGGACATCAAGCGCGGAGCGGACATCGCGCCGCTCTTCCCGAATCGCTCCGCTTGCTGGGGCGATCACACCATCGTCAAGCATCCCGAGTTCGATTACCTGATCGGAACTCCGGACGGTGTCGCTCCGTCTCGCGGTCGCGGTCTCGAAATCAAAACGCAAGGTTACAAAAAAGCTGAGTACGGTTGGGGCGCTCAAGGCACGGACGAAATCCCTTTTCATTATTGGCTTCAGTGCTCGTGGTACATGATCGTCTGCTCGCCGGTCATGTTCCCCAAGTGGGACGTGGCGGTTCTCTTTCAAGGCAACCGGCTGGAACTCTTTCAGATTACGCACGACGCGGAAATCGCGAAGAAGCTCGTCGACCGCGCTCGCCAGTTCTGGAATGACAACGTCCTGAAGAACGTCGCTCCGAGTATCGATGAAACGGAGTCGTGGTCGCGCTATCTCGGCGCACGCTTCAACGTCGAGCGCCGTCCGATGATCGAAGCCGATCCGGAGATAACGCGGCTCGCTTACAAGCTCGACGCCGCGCAGCACGCGAAGGCAATCGCGGAAGCGAACGAGCGGCTCGCCAAAAACAATTTGATGTCGCTGATTGGCGACGCGAAGGGCGCCCAAGGCGATTGGGGCAAGGTGCAATGGATTCGACCGCAGGCGGGGAAGTACTTCGATTGGGAAGCGGCGGCGCGTGCTCTGTTCGCTTATATCCGGCTTCCGCGTAGCACGAAGAAAAATATGCCGCTGCTGCCGGAGACTCTCGAAGAACTCGTCGCCGAGCACTATACGACGACGCGACAAGCAACCGCGTACCTGCGCGCATTTTTTAAGGAGGACACCAATGGAGACCGAGTTTCTCAGCTTGACCAACATCTGTGACGGCGCAGCCGTCGAGGTATTCGCTCGCGAGCTTCAGAGCTTGCTTGAAAACATCGCCGACGTATCGACGCCCGCGGATCAAGGCCGCTCGATCACGCTCGAATTCAAGTTCATGCCGTTTCCGGATCGCAAGGGCGCGTCGGTCTCGTTTCAGTGCAAGGGCAAACTCGCCGGAGTCGAAGCAACAGCCGGAACAATTTTCATCGCGAAGCCGCACGCGGGTAGTCCGATCCGCGCCTACATCGAGGACTCGCGCCAGGTCGCGCTGTTTGAGCAAGCCGAGCCGTCCGGATCGAAGCAATGACGACCGCAGAGACAGCCATCGTGATCGAAGCGCTGCAAGCGATGGAAGGCCCGATGCAGCGCTTCGAGTGCGACTGCGGCGAACTCTTCGAGCGCGTCCGCGATTGGGCGGAGCATATCGTCGACGGCTGTCCTGCGGTGACGGCTCCCAACGCGGAAGGAAGTCGACACGTAGGGATTCGTCCGGTGCGCTTCGTCCGCCGAGAGGTGAACTAGCGAAATGACGACGACGGCACAACTCGGACTCTTCTTAGGCGATTCGACTCGCTGCGAGTTCTGCCAGCAGATCGCCGGTCACGCCGCTAGATGTCCGAACGAGTCGCTGCCTCCGCGTAAAGCCGAGCGCCGTTATCCGGAGACGGACGAAGCGGTCGCGCGAGCAAGCAAGAACGCGAACGAGCAATGGCTGCTGACCGCGTACAGCGTCGGCGTCATGCTGGCTCGCCGGTTCCAAAAGTTCTCGGCGGCGGACATCGACATGATTATGACGCGCGACTTCGCGACGATTACGACGCCGGACAAACGAGCGATGGGCGGCGTCGTCCGTCGCCTGATGCGCGAGCGCTATGTCGAGAAGGCGGAATGGATTCAAGATCCTCGGCCGCATTGCCACAACGGGCCGACGCAAGTTTTGCGGTCGCTACTTTTCAAAGGCGGTGCCGCGTGAAATCAGGACCACGGAGGAATCGCTTTCCGGTCGGCAATCTCCAATGCACAAAATGTCGGCGCTGGTTCGATCATTCGGAGTTTCGACGACACAAGAGCGGAAGGATCGCAGGACTTATTACGTCGTGGTGCCGCTCGTGTACTCGCCTGTCGGAGGCGGTACGGTACGCCGCTCACAAGAACTGCGCTAAGCGCATCGGCTCGGCTCCGTTGCCCATCATAGTTTGGCGACAAAAAGTTTACTCATTCTGTCACTGGGGCGGAGGAAAGGAAAACGAAAGTGGAATACGGAGACGCCGCGACCGCTCTCGTCTCCGGAGGAACCGCCCCCGCCTTTACCGCTTTTTGATGGAGGACCTGCATGCTAAGAGAAGCGCTCGAATATATCGTCGGACTCCGGAAGGTCGACTCGTTCGCCTTCGACGGACGCGACTACACCGATCACAAACTCCACCCGGTCATGGTGGACCTACCCGCTCCGGTCGCGGTCTCGACTCTGACCGGCTTTATCGACGCTATCGGTCTCTGTCTCGACGACCACAACGCCGAAGACTCGTTCATCCAAGTTCTCGACCACCTTCACGTCGAGCTAGTTTCTCAGAATACCGATCCTTGGAACCGGCGCACGACGCACGTCCGCGCGAGTGGCCCGACCGAGAACGGCTTCCGCTTCGACTTCTTCTATGAGCCGGAGGCGTTCATCATCGCGTTGCAGTGCGCCTTCGAGCACTCCGTCGACCTTCCGAAGCTCGTCCGGACTTGTCAAGCGTTGACGTCCGAGACCGTCGCGACGGCGGAAGACGACGGCATCTCGCAGGTCGCGATTCTCAAAAAAGGCGCGGCGCTGAAAGAGACTGCGAAGATCACGCCGCGCGTGACGCTCGCGCCGTTCCGGACGTTCCGCGAACTAGCGCAGCCGCCTAGTGAGTTCCTGTTCCGCTTGCGAGGGCGGGACGGCCAGCCGCCGATGTGCGCTCTTTTTGAGGCAGACGGTGGCAAGTGGAAGCTCGACGCCGCGAACAAAATTGCGGATTACGTGTCGAGTAAATTGCTCGCATTCAAGGTGGTGCAGTGATGTTGTTTCCCAACTCAGTTGCTATCACGTTTAAGTGGGACGACGCGCAGTTCGCGACTATTGACCGATGGATCAATGGAGCGGATCGCGCGGCGGCGGCAGGCGTCACGTCCGATCTAGGCAAGAGTGCAACGGCCCTAGAAGACGCGATGAAAGCCGCAACGCCCGCGACGTAAAAAGTTCACCCGAAGCGGAAAGCATCCCGCTATCTCAACAAACGAAGAAGGAGTACACCAAATGCCAACCTCACCCGAAATGGACGCGCTCGTAGCTCAGGCCACAACGAACGAGAACGCGGAAGCAGCCGCGATCACGCTCCTGAACTCCGTCGCCGCGCAGATCACCAACGTGGCCGGAGACAAAGCTGCCTCGCTGCAACTCGCTACCGACCTGAACGCGTCGGCAACGAATCTCGGCGCGGCAATTGTCGCCAACACGCCTGCGTCGCCGCAGGCTGTCGCAAGCGCTTCGCACGTGAACGCTCCGCAGGTTCACAAGTAGAAACACTGAACCGGGAGGGAGCGGAAAAGCGGTCGCCTTCCGCTCCCAACTGTTAGGAGCCGGTGATGCGTAAGAAGAAGTTTTTCGACGGTCTGACGTGGACGACCGGACTATTGCTCGCGCTCGGCTTCGGTATCTCAGTCGCCGCGCTGGTGCTTGCGTTCCGATGAGCGGGCAGGTCTACGTCTATCGCTGGAATCGCATGAACCGGATGGGACAGCTCTGCCGGGTTCTGATCCGCGGAGCGAAAAATAGCTGCCTGATCGAATTTCTGAGCGACGGACATAAGGCGGTGACGAGTCGCAACGCTCTGAAGAAACGATCGTGCAACAACTGACGCTCGCGGAAGTAGAGAAGCGGATCATCGTCGGCGCGGTCGAAGCGCACGACGGCAAGCTCGACGAAGCGGCGAAGGCGCTCGGCGTCAGCCTTCGCGTACTAAAAAGCAAACTGAGGGAGTATCGCTATGAGTACCGTCCAAACACAACCGGCGAAAGTGGCCGGCAGAATTGAAGAGTCGCTCGACTCGACCGCGATCATCGCACAACCCGAGACCGCGTCGCAGGTTCTCGCAGCGCAAGCAGTCGCGAAGGCACAGGCGCGTTTTCTGGTCGCGCTCAAGAATCCGCGGGATTGGGATGTCGTCCGCCAAAAACTTTTGAAGGACTGCGAGCGTCCGGCGTTCGCCGCCGTCGCTCGCTACTCGAAGCCCATCGGCAGTTCGCGCGTGACCGGACTCTCCGTCGACTTCGCTCGCGCCGCGCAGCGCCACATGACCAACATCGACAATTTGACGTTCGTGGTCTACGACGACGCCGACAAGCGGATCGTGCGCAACGAAGTGACGGACCTCGAAGCGAACGTCACGGTGTCAAAAGACGTTCACTTCGAGAAGACGGTCGAGCGCAAGAGCGGCGGCTCGCGATGCCGGGGGCTTCTCGCTTTTAGGAACCGTGCCGAATGTCTTCTGGACGAACGGAGTCGGCAACGGCTACTCTCCGCGCTCGACCTATACCATCGGTCCCGACAGTTACGTTATGTTTCCAAACTTCGCCGTGAAGAAGGTCGCCTGATGTCGGACGCTCCCGGCACCTTCGAGCGCGTCGGCGTGACGCTATCGCTCGCGGCGCTCTCGTCGAATGTGGAAGCGAGCGCGGACGCGTGGCTCGCGTCGCATCTAACGCTTCCCTTGCTCTCGCTCGCCGGTATCGAGCAACAGGCGACGAGAGCGGTCGCGTCGTTCGCGGAAGCGGGGGCGGTGACGCCGACGTTCGGAAGCGAGTTCTTCGAAAAAATAATCGTGTCTCCGCGCCGGTTCGATGCCGGACTTATTCTCAAGCAGGTTCAGTTTCCGGTCAATGTGTGGAGTACGTTTCGCGCTCAAGCGCAGACGCTCGACGCGATTACGACGGACGGCCCCGGCGCGATTGTTATCACGACGAGCGCCGGTAGTGCGCCGTGGCTGTTCCTTCCGGGTCGCTCGCTCGACTTTCTCTTGACGATCCTTAGCGAAGGCGCGGTCACGATCGATGAGCGGATCATCTTCGAGTTCGCCGGTCTCGATACCGGCGCGACCGATCTAGTCGTCACCGGGACGCGGCTCGCCGTCTTCGCCTTCGATCACGATTGGAACGAGCAACCGCGCGAGCGCATGGTCTATGTAACGTGGGTGTTTCGCGCTCACGATGGAAGCGAGCAGCGAGCGCAGCTTCGCAAAACTCCGCGTCCGCTGCTTACGTTCCGCGTTCAGACGATGAGTCCGGAAGAGACCGCGCTGCTCGAAGCGCTCGTCTACGGCTGGCAGAACGGAGTGTTCGGAGTTCCTATGTGGACCGACGTTCAGTTGCTCGCGAGCGCGGCGCACGCGGGCGATACGGCGCTCGCATTCGATCCGACGCTTCGCGCCTTCGCTCCGGGTGGTCTCGGACTACTCCGTCGAGACGCGAGGACGTTCGAAGCGTTCAACATCGTAAGCGTATCGAGCGCGGGACTTGTACTCGCGTCTCCGCTTAGCGGCGACTGGCCGGTTCAGTCTGAAGTCGTTCCGCTCGTGCGCGGAAGGCTCGCGGCTCAACTCGACATCAATCGCGACGGCGAACTCGCGGACGCCGACGTCATCTTCGCTTGCGAGGTCGTATGACCTATATGGGCTATGACGTTCTCGAAGTCGAGCCGAGCGCCGACCAGCCGCTCAAGCGCACCTATACGCGCGATATGGCCGTGCTCGACGCGACCGGAGGACGGATCACGTCGCTCGATACGACCGGCGTCGCGACCGTCGACACGTCGCCGTTTCGCTGGATGATGCTTAGTCGCGCGGACATCGACGCATATCGAACTTTTCGCGCGGCGCGTTGCGGGCAGCTTGTTCCGTTCTGGGTGCCGACGTGGAGGCGGGATCTGCTGATCGCGGTCGACCTCGCGCCGGAATCGACCGCGCTCGTCATTGAGGCGTGTACTTATACGCAGTACTGCTTTCCGCAACCGGCGCGGCGTTATCTCGCGTTTCTGTTTCCGGATGGCTCGAAGTATTACCGTAAGGTGACTGCCGCCGTCGCGCTCGACGCGCTCCGCGAGTCGCTGACGCTCGACGCCGGACTTCCGGTATTTGTTCCGCGCTCGACGCGGGTCTCGTTTCTAACGCTCTGCCGTCAAGCCGTCGACGACGCGGAACTCGTATGGACGACGACGACGGTCGCGGAAGCCGACCTCGAATTTCTCGAACTGCCGCAGGAGGTTCCGGCGTGACATACGACTCGCGCGAGACTAGTCGCTATAGCGGGAAGCCATTCGAGCTTTATCAATTTCAGATGGGTGCGCAGTTCTGGCGCTTGACGAGCGCCGATGAAGCGAAAACTTATTCGGGCTATCAGTACACTCCGGAGTCGATTACGCGAACGTCGACGAGCCAAGGGTCGGAGCTTGCGAGCGGCTCGATCAAAGTTAGCCTACCGAAAGAGCATCCCATCGCGCTCCTGTTTCAACAGTACCTCCCGCCGTCGCCGCTTTTCTTGACGATCTTTCGCGCTCACGACGCCGATCCGGACACGGTCGTTATCTTCAACGGAAAAGTTACGCTCTCGACGCTCGCGGACTTCTGCGAACTGACCTGCGCTCCGGAGCAGGAGACGCTCAAGAAAATCATTCCGGCGTCGCGCTATCAGAAGCCATGCAACCGCATCCTGTACGACACCGGCTGCGGCGTCGATCAGGAACTCTTCAAGCTCACCGGAACGCTGACGAGCGTCGTCGCGAACGTGATTCAGTCGAGCGTCTTCGCGACGAAGCCGAACGGCTGGCTGAATTCTGGAAGGCTCGAAAAAGGCAACGGGCGACGGATGATCGTGCAACACGTCGGCTCGACCGTGACGCTGCTCGAACCGCTGCCAGGTCTCGCGGTCGGCGATACGGTCTCCGCCTTCGCCGGATGTATGCGCGACTATCCAACGTGCCAGACGAAGTTCGCGAACGGGGCGCACTTCTTCGGCTTCGGTTGGATACCGGGGAAAAATCCATTCGCGACAGGAGTCGGCTAGATGCTCTGGTGGGTGCTCGTCTTAATTGAAATCGCCGTGACCGTGGTCTCGATGCTTCTCTCGAAGAAGCCGAGTGACGCGCAGGCGTCCGCGCTTGGAGACGTACAAGCGCCGACCGCAGCGGAGGGCGGAACGATTCCGTGGATCGCCGGAACCGTGTTGCTGAAAGGCGCGAACGTCATCTGGTACGGCGATTTTAAGACGAAGAAAATCAAGAAATCGCTCGGCATCATGGGGTTCGGAAAGTCCGTCGTCGTCGGCTACTACTACTTTCTAGGAATGGACCTCGCGCTCTGTCACGGCCCGGTCGACTCCGTTCTCTCGATACGAGCGCAGGACGGCACGAAGCTCGCGCCGTTCTCGATCACCGGCACCGCTCCGGGCTGCACGAACCTGTACGTC